AGAATGCAAGAGCCATGGAGAATGTCGGTTGATAGATTTATTCCCGAAGGTGCGGTATTCTTCTTTCCTGAAACAATACCAGGTTGGCAAAGCTTAACAGAACCTGTTACATCTCGTTTCTATTCAGCCCACTACTGTTTTACTTTAGGACAATTCTCAAAAGAAGTACAACACAACCCTGAATACTATTTTCACGGTGAATAAAAATCAATTTCCGCTCGTGCTTATACTTGGGGTTATGATTTGTTCCACCCACATAAAGTTTTGATTTGGCACGAATATACTCGTAAAGGTAGAACAAAACAATGGGATGACGATAAAGCTTGGGGTGATAAAAACAAACATTCACATTTTACAAACAGAAAGTTGTTTGGTATGGACGGTGAACAACAAGAAGGACACGATGGTCCTTATGGTTTTGGACCCGTTAGAACATTAAGAGATTATGAAAAGTATTCAGGTTTGTTATTTGAAAAACGTGCAGTACAACAATATACTTTGGATAAGAACTACCCACCAAACCCATATAATTTTGAATCTGAAGAAGAGTGGAAGAAAAACTTTGCTCAAGTTTTCAAACATTGTATTGATATTGGATTCTCTCAAGTACCTGAAAAAGATTATGATTTTTGGGTGGTTGCTTTTCACGGAGAAAATGATGAAACACTTTATAGAAAAGATGCCGACATCAATGAGATTAATAGAATGTTAAATGACCCTGATGGATATTGCAAAGTATGGAGAGAGTTCCAAACAGAACATAAACCAAAATATTGGGTTGTTTGGCCTCACTCGGTGTCAAAAGACTGGTGTGAAAGAATAACAGGTAAATTATGAGTCAAGAAAAAATTATACTCACATTAACGACAATACCGGAAAGATTATCATTTAATCACCCACTCGGGTTAATTAGAGTTATATATTCATTAATGAATATGAAATACGATAACTATGAAATTCATTTTAATATACCAAAAGTAAATAAAAAATCCGGTATTGAATATATCATACCTGATTGGTTAAATAATTTAAATGGTAGTGATAAATTAAGGATTTTTAGAACTGAAGATTATGGGCCATCAACAAAATTGTATCCAACAATTCAACGAATATCTGACCCTAACCAAATAATTATTGTGGTCGATGACGACTTAATCTATGAATCAAGATTAATCGAAGAACATTTAAGACTTAGAAAAAAAAATGATAATGTTGTTTGGGGGTTTGCCGGTTTAAATAACCATGAAGAAAAGTTTGGTGATGCTCGAGATAGATTTGTTATTTCAGTAAATCAAGATATAAAAGTTGGAATGGTTGAACATTATAAATCAGTTTCATACCGTAGAAGATTTTTTGAGAACGATTTTAATGAAGAGTTTTTATCTAAAGGTTGGGCTGATGACCATTTAGTTTCAGCATATATGGGTATGAAAAATATATCAAGAATGATTGGTCAAACAGATTATATACCAAAACACAATGACGTAGATGAGTGGAGAAAATATGGTGTAGTTGAATCGTTTCCAATTATAAAACACTCAGTGACCCAATCAAGAAATGAAGGATGTAATACATTCAGAGGAACATCAGAACCATTATACGATAAAGAACTATTTAAATTTATTGACAAATGATAAACGAATATTTACAACCTTCAATTAGTAATAGTGATGCTGTATCTATAATTAAAGAAAAAATAAGAACAAATACACCATTTGCATTTACCCGTTTTGGTGACGGTGAAATACACATGATAAATAAAAACGGATATGAAAACTTTGAAAAAACCGTGTGTAGACAATGGGGATATAAATACCCTGATGAAATTCAATTATCTTATGAAGAATTTGGTGAAGTTTTAAAAACCTCTTTTATTAAAAGTGATTTAATTGGTTTAATGGATAAAAATTGTGATATCATTAATCTAAATTATAATCCAGAACATTGGTCATTAAAAAAAGATTTGGTAAGTTCTTGGGGTGTAGATGTTAATAATCTACAGATTTGTGACCATATGTTGTCAAGACAAAAAATTTTTGGTTCGGTAGATTCGTTTAAAGAAATACTACAAGGAAATTCATTAAATATTATTACTCCCTATGTTAAAAGAATGGAAGAAAGAAATCTTAGTAGATTATTAGGTGTTGATGTTACATATACCTTAAATCCTGAAAATATTAATTTAAATAATAGGGATTCAGTATTAAAAAGTTTTGAAAAAATAGAATCACCTGTTGTTATTATGGGCGTTGGTTTATTAAAAGATTATGGTGTTATTTTAAGAGATGAGTTTGGTAAAATTGCTTTAGATATGGGAGCAACTATGGATGCTTGGTCAGGTATTTTAAGTAGAAGTTGGTTTGGGGAAGGAAATAAACAAGATTATTTAGTTATTAAATAAATTATGGATAAAAGATTGAAAGTTAATTTTGTACCGTTTAGTAATTTTGGTGACACTTCAGTACCATATATGTTAGGTAAATTAGGTATTCCTTTCATATTTACACACCATACAGTTGAAAAGAAAATCTTAATGACAGGTTCAATACTTGGTGTCGGAAGTAGAAAAGATACTATAGTTTGGGGTAGTGGGGTCATCCAAGAAAATATAAAACCTTTAACTAATTGTCATTATAGGGCTGTTAGAGGTCCAAGAACTTTAGAAAAAGTTAAAAATGTTGGTGTTGATATAAGTAATATTGTTTTAGGGGACCCCGCAATGTTACTACCAAAAATTTACCAATCAAATCAAGAAAAAAAATATAAATTGGGTATTATACCCCATACGGTTGATTATGACTATGTTAGAAAACATGTTATGGATAATCCTGATAAATTTAAAAATACAATTGTTATTGACGTAAATACTAAGACAAACCAGATTGAAAACTTTATTAATATTGTTAATCAATGTGAAAAAATAGTATCAACATCATTACATGGTATTATTTGTGCACATGCCTATGGTATCCCTGCAAAATGGATGAAAGTTAGTAATAAATTATCAGGTGACGATATTAAGTTTCAAGACCATTTCGAATCAGTTGGTCTATATAATCAAACCTCAATTGGGTTGTTAGATAATGAAGATATTGAAATTGATACTTTTATTAGTAAATTAGATATTGAACCCCTTTGGAATTGTAGGCCTTGGTTAGACTCTCCCAAAGAGTATTATGTTGATTTAGATAATCCTGAATGGGTTAAGGAAGTTTATTTTGATGGTTACAAAAACCGTATTTGGACTGATGAATTTTTTAAATTAAAATAATGTGAGTAATATAACTTTAGTAACAGGACTTTGGAATATTAAACGTGATGAACTTGATGATGGTTGGTCTCGTTCATTCCAACATTATTTGGATAAATTTGAACAACTACTTAAGGTTGAAAATCCAATAATAATATTTGGTGATTCTGACTTGGAATCATTTGTTTTTGAAAGACGAAACAAAGATAATACAATGTTTGTTTCTCGTAGTCAAGATTGGTTCAAAAACGAATTTTATGACAAAATACAAACAATCAGAACAAATCCTGATTGGTATAATCAAGCAGGTTGGTTACCACAATCAACACAAGCAAGATTAGAAATGTATAATCCTTTGGTAATGTCAAAGGTTTTTTTATTAAATGATGCCAAAATTATGGACCCATTTAATTCAGATATGATGTTTTGGATTGATGCTGGTTTAACAAATACTGTTCATCCAGGTTATTTTACACACGATAAAGTTTTGGAGAAATTACCTAACTATGTTAATAAATTTTCATTTGTTTGTTTCCCATATCAAGCCGAAAACGAGATTCACGGATTTAACTTTAATCAAATTAATGGAATTGTTGGTGAAAAGGTAGCAATGGTTGCACGTGGTGGGTTCTTTGGTGGTCCAAAACACACAATAGGGGACATTAACGGGATTTATTACAATTTGTTATCATCTACATTATCTCGCGGACTTATGGGAACTGAGGAGTCAATATTCTCAATCATGTGTTACAAACACTCCGATTTAATTGATTACTTTGAAATAGAATCTAATGGTTTATTTGGTAAGTTCTTTGAAGATTTGAAAAATGAAACATTAGAAAGAAAAAACAAACAAGGTTTTACACCAATTAATGACGATTTAAATCCTGATAACGCCGCTTTGTATGTAATTACATTTAATAGTCCAAAACAATTTGAAACATTGATTGATTCAATGACTCAATATGACAAAGATTTTTTAGATAAACCAAAAAAGTTTTTATTGAATAACTCATCTGATTTATCAACTACCGAAAGATACTCGGAACTTTGTGAAATATATGGTTTTGAACATATCAAGAAAGATAATTTAGGTATTTGTGGTGGTAGACAATGGGTTGCAGAACATTCTGAAGAAAATGGGTTTGATTTTCATTTTTTCTTCGAGGATGACATGTTCTTTTACCCCCAAAAAGGAGATGTGTGTAGAAACGGATTCAATAGATACGTTCCAAATTTATATAAGAACACATTAGAAATAACAAAAAAGAATCATTTTGATTTTTTAAAGTTTAATTACAGTGAGTTTTATGGTGATAATGGTACCCAATGGTCGTGGTACAATGTTCCACAGAACTTTAGAATAGAACATTGGCCTGAAAAACCAAATTTACCTGTTCACGGTCAAGACCCAAATGCTCCAAGAACAAAATTCAAACATGTAAGAACACACAATGGTATTCCATTCGTATCAGGTGAAATTTATTATTGTAACTGGCCACAAGTTGTTACTCGTCATGGTAACAAGAAAATGTTCTTAGAAACAACTTGGGCACATCCGTTTGAGCAGACATGGATGAGTTTTATTTTTCAAGAAACAATTAAGGGAAAAATCAATCCCGGACTATTACTTATGACCCCAACTGAACATGATAGGTTTGAATTTTATGATGGTTCATTAAGAAAAGAATCTTAATGAGTATTTATATGTAATGGAATTTTACATTAAAAAAAATGCGACATTACCACTTTTAAAAATGCAAGTGGTTAGAGATGGTAGAAGTGAATATCAAACCTTTATGGATTCTTTAGGTGATGCGTCAATTTTTTTCTCAATGATTAACGAAGCCTCAGGTATTCCAAAGATTGTATCAAAACCAGCATATATTACAGAAGTAATTGGTGATGACCCTAACGCATTACCTGAATATTACGTATATTTTAAATTCACATCTCGTGATACTAATACTGTTGGTCGTTATGTTGGACAATTTTTAATCAAATACAATAATGGTCTTTTGGGTAGTATTGAGGGGAATTTAATATTACCATTAAGGGATGAGTTATTTATCAATGTCCAAGAAAGTTTTATTATTGATAGCCCCTGTTGTTGACGCGAATAGTTTTAATGTCTATATTTTTGAGTAATGAGTAAGACAAACTCCGTATTTCACGGAAGATAATAAGTCACTCGGTTAAAAATTATAGAGATGATATCAAACGAAGAAATTAAAGCGTTCTTGGAAGGTGGCGACCCCGAACAATTCATTGTGTCCATAGAATTTGATTATGTGACAGACGCAATCTACAAAATTAAAGAAGTTCCTGGTCAAGGAAAATCAATTCAAAAAGACCATTTTATTCCATTTGCTTGGGTTGGTGACCTAAAAGATTTAAATTTTTATCAAGGTTCCAAAGGATTACAAAAAGAAGCAATGTCAAAACATAAAATTGTTATTGACAAATTGGAGACCCACGATAATGAACGATTGGAAAATGGTTTGACCTATATGGTTAAATGTCTCGGTGGTTACCGTTCTTTGGTTCAATTTTTCCGTGATGGTGGAATTGACCCTTGGGGTGAAAGAGCAAAAGATAAGTTTTTGATGTTACCACCTGTGGAACAATATTTGATTCAAAAAGAAAAACGACTATTCAAAGGATATGAGGAATACAATGACATAACCCGACTTGTATTTGACTTAGAAACGACCTCACTTGAACCAAAGGATGGTCGTATATTTATGATTGGAATTAAGACAAACAAAGGTTTCCACGAGGTGATTGAATGTGCCACAGAAGAAACCGAAAAATTGGGTTTGATTAAATTTTTTGATACAATTAATGAAATTAAACCATCTATCATTGGTGGATATAACTCATTTAACTTTGACTGGTTGTGGATTTTTGAACGAGCCAAAGCACTTGGATTGGACATTAAGAAGATAGCCAAGTCACTTAACCCACAACGAACCATATCTCAGAAAGAACAAATGTTGAAGCTTGCCAATGAGGTAGAAAAGTACCCACAAACATCAATGTGGGGGTATAACATCATTGATATCTTACACTCAGTTCGTAGAGCCCAAGCGATTAACTCAAATATTAAGTCAGCGGGTTTGAAATACATTACTCAGTATTTGGAGATTGAAGATGAAGACCGTGTATACATTGACCACACAGAAATCGGTCCTATGTATGCCAAAAAGGAGGATTATTGGTTAAATGTTAAGAACGGAAAATATAAGAAGGCCGATAATCCACAATTCGACAATCTTGATGTTCGTTTTCCTGGTACATATATCAAGACTACAGGTGACAAAATTGTAGAACAGTATCTTGACGATGACTTAGATGAAACCCTACGTGTGGATGACGAGTTCAACCAAGGTTCGTTCCTTTTGGCGTCGTTGGTTCCCACAACTTATGAGCGTGTAAGTACGATGGGTACGGCAACTTTGTGGAAGATGATTATGTTGGCTTGGTCTTACAAGTACAACTTGGCTATTCCCGAAAAACAAGGTAAGACAGATTTCGTTGGTGGTCTTTCTCGTTTGATTAAAGTTGGTTATTCAACAAATGTATTGAAATTGGACTTTAGTTCACTTTATCCATCTATTCAGTTGGTTCATAATGTGTTCCCTGAGTGTGATGTAACAGGTGCAATGAAAGGATTGTTGGGTTACTTTAGAACATCTCGTATCATGTATAAACAACTGGCTGAAGAGTTTGAAAAGAGTGACCCTAAGAAGTCAAAATCTTATGACCGTAAACAATTACCGATTAAGATTTTCATTAACTCGATGTTCGGAGCATTGTCAGCACCACAGGTATTCCATTGGGGTGATATGTACATGGGGGAACAGATTACTTGTACGGGTAGACAATACCTACGTCAGATGATTGGTTTCTTTATGAAACGTGGATATGAACCATTGGTAATGGATACGGACGGTGTGAACTTCTCATCCCCATCAGATGTTCACGAACGTAAATACATTGGTCGTGGATTGAATTGGAAGGTAGTAGAAGGTAAAGAGTATGTAGGAGCGGCAGCCGATATTGCTGAATACAATGACATATTCATGAGAGGTGAGATGGCTTTGGATAATGACGGGGTTTGGCCGGCATGTATTAACTTGGCTCGTAAGAACTATGCTTTAATGACTGATAAAGGTAAAATCAAATTGGTTGGTAATACAATTAAGTCAAAGAAACTACCAGGTTATATTGAAGAGTTCTTGGATAAAGGAATTAAGATGTTACTTCAAGGTAAGGGTAAAGATTTCATTGAATATTATTACGAATACCTACAAAAGATTTATGACATGAAAGTTCCCTTGGCTAAAATTGCTCAAAGAGCAAGAATTAAACATTCTTTGAGTGATTATAAATTCCGTTGTACTCAAAAAACAAAAGCGGGTTCATTGATGTCACGTCAAGCACATATGGAACTTGCAATTTACCATAACTTAAGTGTGAACTTGGGTGATGTGATTACATACGTAAATAATGGTCAAAGAGCATCTCACGGTGATGTGGTAAAGAAAGGTGATAGTTTGGTTTTAAATTGTTATTTGTTGGACCCTGCGGAGTTGGAAGCAAATCCTGATTTAACAGGAAACTATAATGTGGCAAGAGCAATCGCAACTTTTAACAAACGTATTGACCCATTATTGGTTGTATTCAAAGATGAAGTTCGTGAAGCGTTAATTGTAAATGACCCTGAAAAACGTGGAATATTTACAACCGCCCAGTGTGAACTAATTAATGGACATCCATTAGGTGAAGGTGACCAAGATGATTTGAATGATGTATTAACAATTTCTGAACAAGAAATGTCTTATTGGGGAAAACGTGGATTGGAACCTTTTTATATCTACGAAAAAGCGGAAGAAGGTTGGGAAAATCAAATAATTGGGTTACCAAATCTTCAAACCATCTGAAGATAAGATATACCAATATTGGTTAATAAAAACAAATTCGACACACGCACCTTTTTCAATTGTGATTTCATCCCACTCTTCATCAATAGAATTAATGTCGGGTATAATTAATACGTTTGTCATTGCTTTTATTTTAACTCTATCCGTTGTTAACGAATTTAATTTTAATATACAATTATCAATACCACGAATAACGATTGAATATTCTCCATTCGTGGTATATTGTGGTTCAGAAACAATGGCTAATTCAGAAGTTCTAATCTGAACACCATTTATGATTTTAATTGCGGGTATAGATTTAATTATTGGCATATTATACAACAGTAATTGGTATTGGCATTGCTCTGTATTTTAATTGTTTGTTTAAATTTTCAGCAATTGAGGCTTCTTTTTCCATTTGTTTTTCAGGACGAAGTCTTTCTAATCTTTCTTTTAATTCTGTGACTAACATTGTTTTTTCATCTTTTGACTCGGTAGCCAAAGATGTGTAGTCCATTTGTAGTTCACTGTCTGGTGTTTTTAAATTACCACTGAATTTACCCCTAACACGAGCTAAGGTCTCTTTACAGTATGCTGTGAACCATCTTCTAACCCATTGTTTTGCGGGGTCATTTAAATCAATCCAGTTCAATTCATCTAATGGAATATCTGAAGGTAATTTTACAATGTCAGGGTTATCTTTAAGACATTGGTCTCTATCAGCATCAGTAGTATCATAATACCAATACCAAACACGACCTCTCATCAATTCACTATCACCAAAGTCAAATCTTCCACCAGGTGTGTTATATAACATAACAGCTCTTTTTCCATCAGGAAGTGCTGTTACACGATAACTAACATCAGGTTGGATAATTCTTCTTTTAAGATTTAAATCTTGTTGTCTTGCCAACACATCGTATGATGAAAACATAAAGTATCCTCCACCACCACCTGTTTGAGCAAATCCACCAGGTCCACCAAGTCCACCATAACCACCAAGACTTTGCATTGACCAAGGGTCAAAGAATAAGTTGTTTTGTTCTGCTGGTGAATACCATAAAAGTTCGTTAATTTCACGACCTGCAGGTATTTCATATATTTGTACGTTTTGTTGTAGTTCAAAATAATCCTTTTTAAGAACCCAAGGACCTGAATTTTGAAGACCAACAATTTTAGAATAAGCGTAAGTGTATTGTGTTTCCCAATCAAGACTTCTTCTAATTAAAGCGTTCGCTACTGATTGGGTATCCAAATTCATACCATACAATGTTGTCCATTGTGATTCAATCAACCAATCATAAAGATATTGTGTATAGTCACCGATGGATAATTCAAGTAACGAATCCATCATTTCAAATTCCAATTCAACAGCTCTTAATGGAGCACCAAGTTGATTTAAAATTCTGTTATACAGTTTGGTTCTTTCTGGTTCAGCAATAACTACCATAGTCTTTTATATATAAATATCAAGTTATTACAATTGATACAACTTGGCATCAATTGGGAAATAATAAACTCCGTCAATAATTTTTGTATTTGAGTTATCAAAGATTATCATATCATCCAAACGTTTCATAAAAATCATCCAATTTGTTTGATATTTTTTAACATTTGCGGTACCATCAACTTTATACATGTCATCACTTCTTGTTATATAACTGAATGGTTTTACCTGTGCAGTTTTTTCAACACCATCAACCATAATCTTAACATCCACACCAGTCATCATGTCTTCTTTGTTTCCAAGTTCACCAATACGAGTCACATTTTCATCACCAAATTGTTTCTTAAGTTTTTCAACAACAGCATCTTCAGTTTTATTACCTTTGTCTGAAGTTACCCCCATCACACTCATAATTGTTTTAAATGTTTCTGACTCTAATGAAAAAACTCTAAACTTAACTTTGTTTAATGTCTTTAACATTCTTGCCATTTCATTGACTTGTTCTCTTTGCGTTTTGTCTGAAAAAATAATTGGTTCTTCACCTATTTTTGTAAGATATTTGTTTAAATCTTTTTTCAAGACACAAAACGCACTATAATTTGTATTCAAATAATTAATAACCGACCTACCTTCACCTTCCAAATCATACACACCCGACATTTGTCCTTTAGCATATTCATCTTTGTTGTAAAATCTGTCGGCAAATGTTTCTTTTAAAATTTGCATTATTGCATTTTTGTATAGATTAAGGACATCACGGTTTGTATTGAATAATAATTTTGATGCCATTTTGTCTTGAGTAGAACAAGGTTCACTCTTAACTCCTTCAGTTAAAAATTCTTTTGCGGTTGTAGATTCTTTTACCGTTTTGTCTAACTTTCTTGAAAGTTCAGATTCTACATAATCCCAATTCACAACTTTCCAAAAGTTTTTAATATATTCATCTCTTCTATTTCTATATCTTAGATAATATGCGTGTTCCCAAACATCTAACCCTAAAATTGGAAATCCGCCTTGGTCAACAACATCCATAAGTGGATTGTCTTGGTTGGCGGTTGTCATAATCTTTAATGTTCCTCTTTTTGTGAGAACTAACCAACACCAACCTGAACCAAATCTGTCTTTTGCTTGACCATCAAATTTCTTTTTAAAGTCAGATAAAGATGAAAAACTTTGATTAATTTTTTTGAGTGTTATTGGACCAGGTTTTGTTGTTTTTGGTGTTAACATTTTCCAAAACAATTGGTGGTTGTAAGCTCCACCCGCATTATTTCTGATGAACTTGTTGAAACTGTCAATTGTTTTAACAATTTCTTCTAAGGTCATATCCTCATCATCTTTTAATGCCCCATTTAATTTATCAACATAACCTTTGTAGTGTTTGTTGTAATGAACACTCATGGTTTCGGGGTCAATAAATTGTTTTAGTGCTGAATAAGAGTAGGGTAATCTTTCTATCTTAATGTTTTTGGCTTCTGCGACAACTTTTTGTACTTTTTGTTCTTGTTGTCTTTTAATTTCTTTTTTTTGTAAATCTTCTTCAATTACTTCAATCCTATTTTTAAGATTCTTCATAAGGTCGGCTTTTATTAATGTTTATTGATTATAAATAAGCCGAAGTTTGATTATCGCCTCCAATTATTTATAAGTTCCAAAATTTCTTGAACATAATCACCATTGTCCACCTTATCACCCATCACGGTTTCAAAGATGTCTTTCTTCTTTTTGAGTATGTCATAGATGATTCCTTCAACAGTATTGTCAAAAATCGGGTAATAAACTAACACATTATTTTTTTGTCCATAACGGTAACTTCTATCCTCTGCTTGTGAGTGGTCTGATGGTAAAAACGATAAATCATTCATAACAACAGCTTCACCCGCAGTCAATGTGATACCAACACCCGCGGCTTTTATGTTTCCGACAAACACCATAACATCTTCTTCGTTTTGAAAACGGTCAACAGACATTTGTCTTTCTTTTTGTGACATTTGACCATCAAGTCTAACCGCCTTTTTTCCAAAATGTTCCAATATCATCTCCAAAGTTTTGGTAAAGTTAGTAAAGACAATCACTTTCTTACCTTGTTCAACAATGTTCTCACAGATTTCAATTGTTGATGCGACTTTTTCTTCAGCGATTACCTGTCTTACTTTTGTAAGTTTGGTAAATTGAAGGGTTAGTGAATCGGACTCACCATTTTTATCGTACCAATCATAATATTCACCCATTAAGGCTTC